CAGCAGAAATAACAATTTTAAAAAACAAATAAAATATGTTCACCTGCGGCTCACACCGCTTAACAAGTAAAGCTTATGAAATTAATCGAAGAAGTATCAATCTGGGACAATGGTTCTCAAAAGAAAGCAACAATCCTAAATGCTTATGTAGTCAATTTGATTCTAAATCAATCTGCAACTTTCTACTATTCATTAAATAGTGCAAACGAAGATGGTTCAATAGGTGAAACATTAACACAAGGTAACTTGTCTATGACAGGAGAGGATTATACTCAATGGGTTCAAGATGAAACTGCTTGGAATTACATTGCTAAATCATTAAATCTTGTTATTGTAGGAGATTATATAGCACCTACTATACAAAATACTGAATTATCATAATACACTTATAATAATTTTTGTAGTAGGGCATCAAAACAAAATGATAAAAATTAATTAGCATTTTTTTATATGTTAATTATATTTATATACGAATACAATTTAAATTAGTTGAGTACATATAGCTAAATAATAAAAAAAGACATTAGCATAAAAAAATAAAAATAAAATGGCAAAAAAATTAATTAGAACCTACTCAATAAACGTAGCATCAAGAACTGTAGTTATTCCTGGTTATGTTACTTTAACTAATTTGTTATTGATAACAAATACTTCAAAAAATACAATCATATATAACTTTGCTGATCCAACACAGATATCTACTATCTCGTATAATGCAGTAAATAATACTTCAACTATTACATTAGGATATAATACGGCAACTGGAATGTCTAATACTGATAAGTTGATGATTTATATTGATGATATAAGCAATATGGCTCGTCCTGAAGAGGCATTTACGGATCCTGTAGATAAGGCTCGTATGTCTGAGCCTCAAGCTTTGATTGATACTGACTTTGAATATGGTACTCAAATTTCCAAGTGGGAAAATTTAACCATGATGAATAATCGTCCTTTTGCTTTTGCGGTACCAACACAAATACCTAACATATCGAGTATAGTAATGAATACTAATTCAAGAACGGTAACTATTAATTTATCTTCTGGAAATGCTCCTGCAAATGGTACCCCAATCGTAATACAAGATACATACTTAACTATCGCAAATGGTGCATATGTGATTGAATCTGGAGGTGGTACTTCAAGTTTTACATATACAGCAAAAGCATTAAATACAACTTCAATTACAAGTATTTTTGATGCAAATAAAACAAACGTATTTAGGGGAACTACTTATAGTAGTGCTCAAATTGGAGTTATTCCTACTTCAATGACATCATCGGGTAATGCTGTAACGGTTGTTACTTCTGTCCCTCATGGTTTATCAATAGGAAATGGAATTGCAGTTACTGGTGTAACTACTACTACCAATCCACCTACTGGATCATTTGTTGTAGCTACAACTTTATCTCCTACTTCTTTTGTATATTACACCCCAAATGCCCCAACAGGAACATTTGTTACATCATCGACAGCAATATACCCTAGACCACAAGGAACTGTTCTACACAGACCATTTGATGGTGGGGTTATGTTCTCATCAAATGGATCTTCAAACTATGAAGAAACAACTCGTCAAACTAGACGTTATTTTAGATATCAATCTGGTAAAGGAATTCAAGTAAGTTCTGGTACAATATTAAAACCAAGTTTACAGATTGATTCTTTAACTTCATCAGGTACTACAGTTACTGTTGTAACTAAAGAACAACATAATATTCAACCGGGAACTCAAGTTACAATTTCTGGAGCAAATGAAGCTGCATATAATGGTACATTTACTATAAGTAATGTGACAGGATTTAATACATTTACTTATACTGCTTTATCAACTCCTTCTGTTTCCACCGCATCTGGTTTATATATGGCATCAGTAGTTGGATGGTATGGTGCTGCAAATCGTTTAGGAATATTTGATTCTCAAAATGGTATATTTTTTGAATTTGATGGTCAGCAAATATATGCAGTACAAAGAAAATCAACATATCAAATTTCGGGTAAAGTTACAGTAACAAACGGATCAAATACTATTACTCAAACAAATGCTGCGTTTCCTACTTTATTTACTAAACAATTAAATATTGGAGATTATATAGTGTTAAGAGGTCAATCATATAGAATTCAAGATATTGATTCTGATACTACCATGACAATAAACCCATCATATAAAGGGGCCTCATCTCAATTTGTAATATTATCTAAAACTCAAGATATTAAATATCCTCAGTCATCTTGGAATTTAGATACGATGGATGGTAATGGTCCATCTGGCTATAATTTAGATTTATCTAAAATGCAGATGTTTTACATGGACTTTTCTTGGTATGGTGCTGGAGCTATTCGTTGGGGATTAAGAGGTCTAGACGGTAGAGTAACATATGTGCATAAAATTGCTAATAATAATACAAATTATGAAGCATATATGAGATCAGGTAACTTACCTGCTAGATATCAATCAGTAACTCAACCTTCAATCACACAATTATCGGCATCACTTTTAATTAGTGATACATCAATGTCAGTAGCTTCTACAAATGGATTTCCATCTGTGGGAACTTTATCAATTCGTAGTGGTAGTTTATATGAATATGTTAACTACTCTGGTACTGGTTCAAATACATTTAATAACTTGACTAGGGGTAAATCTGGAGATGTAACTAATACTTTAACAACTACTGTTGCTATTGGTTCAAATAGTGTTGTAGTAAGTAGTGCAACAAACCTACAAATAGGACAAAGAGTATTTAGTACTAATAATGCATTTCCTGATGGAACATTTATTACTGGAATTTCTGGTACTACTTTAACTTTATCCCAGGCAGCATTATTAGCTAATCCAAATATTATAGTTCCTCCAATGGGATCGGGTACTGCCGCACAATTTAATTACTTACAAAGTGATCCAACTATTGTTGAATTAGCTTATCCAACTTTTGCTCCTTCAATATCACACTGGGGAACATCAGTAATTATGGATGGTAAATTTGATGATGACAAATCACTTTTATTTACCTATGGACAAAGTGGTTCAATTAATTTACCAACTGGTTCTACAGCTGCTTTATTTTCAATTCGTATTTCTCCATCAGTAGATAATGGTATTCCAGCTGCTTTTGGTGCTCGTGAATTAACAAATAGAATGCAGTTGGTATTAAGAACATTGGATATTTCACTAAACTATACAAGTTCACAAACTCCAAACATTTTGATTAGAGCTAACTTGAACGGACAACCTACTGGTTCAGCAACTACGCCATGGTATAATGCAGTTGGAAATCAACCTAACTTAGTAAATTCATCGTTGGCTCAAATTGCTGATTATACAGGAAAAACAGTTACTGTAACTGGTGGTGAAACAACAGCCGGATTCTTTGTAAATGGTACAGGTACATCCGATTTATCTCTTGTACGTGATTTGGGTAATTCAATCTTAGGAGGTGGGGGTGCTACTTCTGATGTTAATATTTATCCGGATGGTCCAGATGTTTTAACTATTACTGCTACAAATGTTGGATTAGTTCCTGTAAATGCAATTGGTCGTATTTCTTGGACGGAAGCTCAAGCATAAAAAAATAATAAATTATTTAAATTTATTACATGTTTTTTCTTTTTAGATATATTTATATATAACAACAATTATTATAAATAAAAATCATATGAAAAAATATTCATTTAAATTATTTGAATTATTAGGTTTAGAAGCTGAGTTATCTGGAGTATTTAATCAAGAAACTAAAGAACAGTTATTTAGTGGATTACTTCAAAAAAATATTTTAATAACTGATAAATACTGGTTAAATGATCTAGTAAATAAGTTATCAAAAGAAAAAGAAGCAATTGAATTATTACGTCAAGAAATAATTAAAAAGCATGGTACGGAAGATGCTAATGGAAACATTGGAATCAATACTTTTTCAGATGAGGAAGAAATACTAGAAGATGGTAAAAAAGGATATAAATATTCAATTCCTTATATCAAATACAACCAGGATTATAATGATTTGTTAAATCAAGAAAAAGAATTAAAAGTATTTACTTTTCCTTTAAGTAACTTAGATGGAATTAAAGCAGATGAATCTTATCCATTAGTATTTAAATATTTGGTTGAAATGCCTGAGACTGCAGAAGAAGTAGAAGCAGAAGAGATTCAAAATTCAATATAATGTATAAAGTACAAATGCAATTTATTGCCGGATATGATAACATATGGGTATCTCAAATAAATCCTGAAGATACTATTTGGGAGTTTGATAATGAATCTGATGCAATATCTAAGGCTGAAGAACTTCAAGCATCCGACCTATCAGGAAGATTGTATAGAGTAGATTGCCCATCAACTGAAGAAAGTAATATTCAGCAGATATAGTCAAACTTTAACATTTAGGATTAGTATATAGCAGGCATAGTTCTGCTATATTTTTTATATAATGGGATATTTATATACGATGTATTTGGTTAAAATTACAAAAAGCCATCATAATAAAATTATTTCATGGATAGTATAATAGTAAAGTATAGCCAATCACCAGGAGTAGAACCGGTTCCGAATCAGTTATTAACAGGAGAACCAGTAATGAATACCTATGATGGTAGGTTGTTCATGAAAAAATCAAATATTAATGGTGATTCTATAGTTAGCTTTGTTAACTTTTATGATCTTCCTACTGCTACGGTACTATCAGCTTCATTTGCTTCTACAGCTTCTTTTGTTAAAAATGCTCAAACTGCTAGTTATGTATTACAATCAATTAGTGCTTCTTATTCTACAACTTCATCATTTGCAACTACTGCTTCTTTTGTAACTACATTAAAACAAAATGTAATAATAACAGGATCACTTAATATAAGTGGATCAACTACTCAAATAGGAAATAATACATTATTAGGAAATACTTTACTAAGTGGTAGTTTAACTATTTCAGGATCAAATCCAGGAGCAGTTACAAACATTAATATATATGGTGATACTAGTATAAATGGTGCAATCAAGTTTTTACCAGTTGTAGAAAATATTGATACATCTATATCAGCTTCATACATTTATGTTTCTGGTTCAACCCAGGACTTATATTTTAGCCAAAATGGCCAAGGATATTCTAACACAACTCGTCTAAGGTGGTTAGAAGGCAACTTATATACTGGGTTATTATCAGGTGGTGTTATGTCATCAACTCCAGGATCAACGTCATTTACTCTTACTTCGGGTAGTGGTATCATTGTCACTTTAAATGCATCTACAGGTAGTTCTGATCCTTTTCCTACAATAAAATATGTTAAATGGAATACCCAAACATATCCAATTACGTATTCTGGATCAGCAAAAATTACTTATGTTGGAATTGATAATACTGGAACTGTTATTCAACAAACTGTTCCTTTTGGTACTAATAATATATCACAGTGGGATCAATCTATTGAACTTGGAGTTGTTTTACATTTATCTGGTTCTGTTTCTTCTGGTGTTTATAATGCACCACAAGTATCATATGGAGTTGCTCAACGTACTGATGATTTTGTTCGTGCGTTTGGTCCTATGAAATTATCAGGGCATACATTGCAAGCAAGTGGATCAACTTTGGGATTAATTAAAACATCTGGTACGGCCTATAATAATGGAGCTAACTATATTAATGATGCAAATCATCCATCTACTGTATCAGATCCAGCAGTAACCGTTTCTAAAATATATCGTTATTATGTATCAGGATCTACTTCAATAATTGATACTGGAGTAGGAAATGCTGGATATACTACCATTAACCCAACTCTATATAATAACAATGGTGTATTAACATTAGTACCTGGAAATGGTGCTAACAAACAATGGTCAATTCAAAGAGTATTTTGGATACCAAATTCACCAACAAATGCATTTTTAGTTTATTATGGAAATGCAAGTTATGCCACTTCTTTAGATGCTCAAAATGCTATACAAACAGAAGTATTTACCGAGGCACCCAATACTGTTCAGAATGCAATATTAATAGGATACATTATTGTAAGAAAAGATTGTACAAATTTGACTGATGGTGTTACTGCTTTTATTTCGCAAGGTGGTTTATTTAGATCTATAAGTGGAATAGGAAGTAGTAATACTTCTGTTATCTCGGCAGCTTTATCTGGATTATCTGATGTAGCAATAACAAGTCCTGCAATAGGTGATTTGCTTGTTTATGGAAATGGTACTCAATGGAATAATGGAAAAGCATTAAGTGGTAGTTATTTTTTAACAGGTAGTTTAACAACAATTAATGGAGGATTTACAGGATCTTTATCCGGTAGTGCTACCAGTGCAATTACTGCTAGTTATGTAACGTTATCTCAAACAGCTTCATTTGTCACTACGGCTCAAACTGCAAGCTTTGTTTTGCAGTCAGTAAGTTCAAGTTATTCCTTAAGTAGTTCTTATGCTTTAAGTTCAAGTCAAGCAACTAATGCAATTACTGCTAGCTTTATTACTACAGCTCAAACTGCAAGCTTTGTTTTACAGGCAGTAAGTTCTTCTTATGCTTTAAGTAGTTCTTATGCTTTAAGTTCAAGTTTTTCTTCATTATCTACTACCGCATCTTTTATTGCAACTGCATCAAATGCTATAAGTAGTAGTTACTCAGTAACTGCTTCATTTTTGCTAGGGCAATCTGCTACTTCAAGTTATGCTCTTAGTGCTTCTAATGCTATTAGCTCATCATTTTCTTTAACAGCATCTTTTGTAACTCCTTTAAAACAGAATGTACAGTTAACTGGTTCTTTATTTGTAACTAGTTCAACGGTAGCACTATCATTAATTGGTAGTGGATCTGGAGTGTTTTCTGTAGACGGAACATCAGGTAGATTATTTTCAATAGATGATTCTTTGTCAGGATCTTTATTCTCAGTAAATACTGCAGCAGGATTACCTGTTATTGAAGCATTTTCAGATAATACAGTTAGAGTAGGACAGTATGGCCAAAAGACATTATATGTATCTGGTACTAGAGTTGGAATTGGAAAAGAATCAGCATTAAATGCTATTTTAGATGTTAGTGGAAGTATAATATCAACAGGATCTATTAGTGCAACACTTGGATTTACTGGATCATTATCTGGTAGTGCTACCAATGCAATTACTGCAAGTTATATAGTAACAGCTCAAACTGCAAGTTATGTTTTAAATGCCGTTAGTTCTTCATATGCAGTAACTGCATCTTATGTTCTAGGAACTTCTCCGACGGCTAGTTATTCATTAAGTTCTTCAAATGCAATTAGTGCTAGTTATGCAGTAACTAGTTCCTATGCTGATAACTTTATTGTAGGAAATACTCTTACTGCTCAACGTATTGTAGTACAGACTATAACATCATCAATTTCATATTTAACTGGTTCAACTCGACATGGATCATTATTAACTGATACTCATCAATTTACTGGTAGTATATTAGTATCTGGTTCAATTAGTTCTCCCGCAATAACCGGTTCACTATTAGGAACTGCTACTACAGCTAGCTATGCATTACAAGCAGTATCTTCATCGTATGCAGTAACTGCATCTTTTGTATTAGGAACTTCTGCCACATCAAGCTATGCTCTTAGTGCTTCTAATGCAGTTAGTGCTAGTTTTGCTCTAACAGCTCCTTATAGTGGATTACTTGGAACTGTTCCTACTTGGAATCAAAATACTACTGGAACAGCTTCATTCGCATTAAATGCAAATGACTCAACAAAACTTCCTTTAGCGGGAGGTACTTTGACAGGAAACTTATCACTTTCAAATGCTACTTCAAATAGAATAAATTATGGAATTAATGGTGTAGCAGCTCCAACATTTACTTCATATAGCAATGGTGTTAAATTAGTATTATATGATAGTGTAGGAGCAGCAGAGTCTGGATATACGATAGGTATTGAAAGTAGTACAATGTTTTTTACAGCCGGTACTACGGCCAATGGCTTCAAATGGTATGGTGGTACAACATCAGCAATGACATTATCAGGTACCGGTAATTTATCCACAACTGGAACCGTTACAGCAACAAATCATATTGGACCTGGTACTGGATTAACAGGTACTGCTTCTGGTTTATCAATTGGTGGTAATGCAGCAACTGCAACAACTTCAACCGACTCAACAAAACTTCCTTTAGCTGGAGGTACTTTGACAGGAGCTTTATTGATGGGTGGTTCTGTGGCAGCAGCTGCAAATAGCCAACCAACTGCATTATCTTATGGATTATTGCAAGGATATGGTAATTTTAATATAGCAGCAGATACGGATGCTTCAACAACTGAATTTGCGATTATTACAGCCGGATATGGTGTAGCTAGTGCAACAGCTGCTAATGGATTAGCAGTAGGATATAATACTTTAGCTTGGAAATCAACTCAACTGAATATTAATTCTAGTGGGCAGTTATCAACCAATTTCACTGGTACTCCATATTTCGTAACATTCAAACCTACTACTAGTGTTACATTTAATATTGGGCAGACAACGGGTAATGGTTCGACAGCCGGACCATTTGTTAATGCTACAGTAAATGGTATATCTGATACTACAACAGTTCCACTTTTCTTTAACTGTACTTCATTTCATGTCTTTCTAGGGTATTCAGAAAGCATGAGATTAACTAGTGGTGGTGCTTTATATATTGGTAATACAATAACACAAAATTATTCTTCTTGGTCTGATAGAAAATTAAAAGAAAATCTAAAAATAATCGCTAATCCTTTAGATAAAATATCTAAATTAACAGGATATACATTTGAATGGACAAAAGATTCTCCATATAGAAAAACTCCTGAAATTGTAAATAGAATTCAAGATGCTGGTTTAATTGCCCAAGATGTAGAAGAAGTACTACCAGAAATTGTTAGAACTACAAAAGAATCACTTAAAACTGTTAATTATGATGGCATAATTGCTTTACATACAGAAGGAATAAAAGAACTAATTAAACAAAATCAAGAATTGTTAGAAAGAATAAAACAGTTAGAAGAAAAATTATTATGATAGCATACAATTGGAATATAAAATCTAAACCAACAACATCTATAAATGGATATGATAATGTTGTGTTAGCTATAATATGGATATTAGAGGCTGAAAATGATGAAAGTAAAATTAAATCATCTATAGCAGGTACTACATTCTTTTTACCTCCAACAGATACATTTATCCCATATGAGGATTTAACTGATGAAATTATTATTGGATGGATTGAAAATAAAGATGATATTACATCAATAAAAGCAGAATTAGCTTCTAAGATTTGATTTTTATTTACTAATTTATTATATTGCAAAAAAATAAAATATCATGCCAGAATTAACTCAAGAAGAAAAAGATCAGTTAAACTCATTAAAGTCAAGAGTTGCTGAAAATGTATTTGGTTTAGGTCAACTAACACTGCAAGAAGAGGACTATAAAAACATTATTATAGAAATTGGAAAGGAGAAAGATGAGCTTATCTCACTAATTGTCTCTATCGAAAAAGAGATTAGTACATTGATCACTTCATTCAATGAAAAATCAGAAGATCATGTTTTTGACATTTCTACTGGAGAATTTACCAAAAAATAAATTTTAGACGTTCTGCTGTATATTTATCTTTAGATATTTCATAATAAAATCTAATTTTAAATAAAAAATGGCAGAACGTTTAATCTCCCCAGGAGTTTTATTAACAGAGACTGATAAAAGCTTCATCCAAATAAATAACAACCTGCCCGTAGGAGCAGCGATTGTTGGGCCAACAGCTAAAGGTAGAAAACTTATTCCTACTTTAGTTGGATCATATTCGGAATTTCAAAATAAATTTGGTTCTTTAATAGTTAGTGGTAGTGATAAATTTGAATTTTTTACTTCAATTACTGCTAGAAACTATTTTAATAATGGTGGTCAATCATTATTGGTAACAAGTATAGGACCTGGTGATAATTCAGCATCTTCTTCTGTTGCTGCTAAAAATCCTGCTGTATATTCTCCTCCATTTACTTTAGAAACATTAAATGCTGGTACTATTATGAATAGCACTTCATCTGAGGCTTCAGGTGGTGTTCTTCCTAGTGGTAGTGTTGACAACATCCGTTGGGAAGTTGCTAACGTAGATTCAGGAAGTAAAGGAACATTTGATTTACTTATTAGAAGAGGTGATGATAACGCTAACAGTAAGGTTATCTTGGAGCAATGGAAAAACTTATCATTAAATCCAAACGATCCTAGTTACATTTTATCTACAATTGGAGATATAAAATTAGGATATGATCCTGCAACTATATCAGTTACTTTTAATACTGGATCTTTTACGGTAAATAGCAAGTATGTTCGTGTTTCTTCAGTTAACCCTATAGCTTCTACAAACTACGATATAAACTCTAAAATATCAATTTTAGTAACTGGTTCATTGCCACAAGTTGGTAGTGGTTCATTTACTGGTGGTACTGACTCATATTCAGGAACAGGACAGCAATTATTCTATAACAATATTAGCTCTACTAATATTCAAGGATTTGCTGCTTCATCTTACAATGATGCAATCACATTATTATCTAATACGGATGAGTATGACTTTAACTTGTTGGTTACTCCTGGTCTTAATCAAGCAAATAATTCAATTCAGTTAGCTTCTGCTACTTCAGCAATCGCTGGTCGTGGAGATTCAATTTATATTGCTGATATGGCTCCATTTGGTGCTAATTTAACTCAAGTAACAGGATATGCAAATGCTATCAATAGTTCATATGTAGCTACTTATTGGACATGGGTTCAAGTTCGTGATGCATTAGGTCGCATAGTATGGGTTCCTGCTTCTACAATGATTCCAGGTGTGTATGCTAATAATGATCGTGTAGGTGCTGAATGGTTTGCTCCTGCTGGCTTTACTCGTGGTGGAATAACCGGAGTACTTAACGTAGAGCAAAAACTAGCTCCTAATGAGAAAGATACATTGTATGCTGCCGGTGTTAATCCAATTGCTTTCTTCCCTAATAACGGAATCGTTATTTATGGACAGAAAACATTACAGAAGAATCCTTCAGCCCTTGATCGTATCAATGTAAGACGTTTATTGATCAACTTGAAGAGATTTACTCGTAATCAAGCATTAAACCTTGTATTTGAGCAAAATACTAACAGCACAAGAGATAAGTTCTTAAAGATTGTTAATCCATACTTAACGTCTGTTGTTAGAGGACAAGGATTGTATGCCTTCCAAGTTATCATGGATGATACAAACAATACTGCTGATGTAATTGACAGAAATGAGTTGGTAGGACAGATCTTACTTCAACCTACAAAAGCAATAGAATTTATTAGTATTGACTTTACAATTACTCCATCTGGGGTTGTATTCAATCAATAAATTTTAGAATACTATATTTATAAATAGAAATTAAATAATATTAAATAACATGGCAGTTTTAGACTCAAAAGACATACTGTTTGAAGCATTTGAACCACAATTAACCAACCGGTTCGTAATGAACATTGATGGCATCCCTGCATACTTAATCAAAGGCGTAAATGCTCCCGGTTATACAGCAGACGTTGTCACTTTGTTCCATATTAACTCTTATCGCAAATTGCGTGGTCGTGTTACTTGGGATTCATTAACTTTAAATTTATATAGCCCAATCGTTCCTTCTGCTGCTCAGGCAGTAATGGAATGGTCTCGTTTAGCTTATGAATCAGGAACTGGCCGTGCTGGTTACTCGGACTTCTACAAAAAGGATATTTCTTTACAGGTAATCGGACCTGTGGGTGACGTAGTATCTCAATGGGATATTTATGGAGCTTTTCCAAGTGTAGCTAAATTTGGTTCATTTGATGCAACTCAAGGTGGTGCACCAGTAGAAGTAACATTAACTCTAGAATTGGATTATTGTATTTTAAATTATTGAGTTCAATATAAAATAATAAGGATGGATTTTTTTAAAAGAACCTGCCGCTTGGTGGGTTTTTTTATTTTATATATATTTATAATAAAATAGTTATATTTGTAAAAAAATAAAGTATATGATAGAAAATCAATATCCTACAGAAACGGTAGAGTTACCAAGTAAAGGTCTAGGGTTATATCCAGAAGGCCATCCTTTAGCAAGTGGAGAAGTACAAATGAAGTACATGACCGCATATCATGAAGACATCCTTACTAATACTAATTACTTAAAGCAAGGGATTGCTATTGACAAAGTATTAGAGTCATTGATAGTAGATAAGATTCCTTTGGACGATTTCCTAGTAGGTGATAAGAATGCTTTAATGGTCGCAGCTAGGGTTCTTGGTTATGGCCCAGACTATGAAATAGCCGCTACTAATCCATTAACCAGTAAGCTACAAAAGATAACAGTAGATCTTGGAAAGCTTGAGTACAAACAGTTGGATAAGGGTTTATTTAATGGGGTAAATGGAGAAATTGACTTTCTCTTGCCTGTATCTAAGAAAACGGTCACTATTAGGTTATTAGATGGCAAAACAAACAAGACTATCAGCAATGAGATTAATGGTTTGAAGAAATTAAGACCAGAGGAATCCTTTGAAATAACAGTTAGACTTAAAAATACTATTGTTGCATTAGATGGAAATCGGGATATCAAGACTATTCGTTCTTTTGTCGATACAATGAGACCAGGTGATTCTTTAGCTATCAGATCATTCTATACTAAAATAACACCAGATGTCGAGATGAAGGTTAAGTATAACTTTGAAGGATACGGTGAGGAGGACGTAGATGTGCCGATAGGTATGAACTTTTTTTGGCCTTCCGAGTAACTACAGATTAATATTATTTAATGATCTACACGACATTGTCTTTTATGGAAAAGGAGGATATAGTTGGGATTCATTATACAACATGCCAGTAAAATATAGAAAGTTCATCGCAAAGAAAATGATAGATTTTTATAAGCCAAAGGACGAAAATACTCTAGATAATCCAAGTGAAGATGTTAGGGAAGTGGCTAGTAGGCCACCAACAGATTATATGTATACCGGAAAACAAAGAAAAGCCTCTAGAAATTAGGGGCTTTCATATTTATAATAAAAGCATAATATTATATGGCTAAGCAATTTTCTTCACAGGAAACTATTAATACTGGTCAAGGTGGTGACATGAAGGTTACGGACTTTTCAGCAGTATTAAGTAGCTTTACGGAACTTACGAGCAAAGAAATTACTAAAACTTTCAAGAATTTTGATACTATACAACAAGATGTTGCAGATAAGCAAAAAAAGTATCAGGATGATATAGTAAAAGCAGCTAAAAATGTAGCTGCAACCAATAGTGCGGCAGATAGGCAAAAGCTAGAAAGTCTACAAAGAGAAAAACAAGCTATAGATTCTTTATCAAAGACCCTTGAAGCTGCGGCCCAGGAGCAGAAAAAAAGAACTGCGGAGAGCATTAGTAAAGTATCAGGGGCTCTTGGTATAGGTGGTGCTGGTGGAGTTGTTACTGATCTTATGAATTTCACTAAGGGTGGTGGGGTTAGTTTACTTGGAAAGGCAATAGAATTTATTAAGGATCTTCTATTTGGTGCTAATGAGCAAGCTGTTAAAATATCTCATGCATTTCAAGTAAGTAGTGAGGATGCGGATAAAATGCGTGATTCAATAATAGCCGCAGGAAGAGGAGAGGTAGGTCTTTTGGCTAATGCTAATAATAGGATAAAGGCATACGAAGAGATGTTATCGATCTCAAAGATGAATTATATCGCTTCTGATGATCAAGTAAATACCCAGATAAAGTTAGTAGAAGCAATGGGCATGTCTGCGGATGAAGCTTCTAGGTTGAATGAATTATTTACGGCCAATAATACACAAGGATCAAGTGGAACAAAAATAGCTTTTGAACAAGTTGCTTTATTTGCAAAACAAGAGGGCCAGTTATTTAATAGCAAAAAGATACTACAAGACGTATCTAATGTATCAGGCCAAATAAGAGCTACATACAAAGGAAGTGTTGAAGAACTTACTAAAGCTGTTCTTCAGGCATCGAAGTTAGGTACAAATATAGAGCAGACTAAATCTATGTCTGAAGGTTTGCTTAACTTTGAATCATCCATTGATAATGAGCTTAAGGCAGAGTTGCTAACAGGACAACAGTTAAATCTTGAAAAGGCAAGGGCATTGGCTTTAAGTGGTGATTATGTTGCTGCTGGTAAAGAAATGCTAGAACAGGCTGGTGGTTTAGAAAACTATCAGAGATTAAATGTAATACAACAAAGAGCATTAGCTGAATCAATTGGAATGTCTGCAGATCAAATGGCAGATGTATTATTTAAGCAAACAGTTCAAGGAAAACAAGCAACTGGTCTTGCCGCACAATATAGATCAATGGGTGACCTTGAAATGGCAAGGGCGTTGGAAGCTGGTGAGATACAAGGAGAGCAGTTAGAGAAGGCACAAGAAAGACTAACAGCAGAAAGACAATTTGCTGAAGCAATGGAACAAGTAAAAAGTGCTATCGGTAGTCTTGTTGCAGGTGGATGGTTAGATAAAATGGCTGAGCTTGTTCAAGATATTGCAACGGGATTTTCTGCAGTTGTTATTGATCTTAAAGCAGGAAGAAGTATATTAGATATACTTTGGAACGGTGTCAGCAGTGATGCTCAAGCAAAAGTAGCTCAGTCTCAATTGCAAAGTGTTGCCACAAGAGAAAAAGAGGGTCAAATGACATCAACAGAGGCTGCAACTGAGAAGAAAAAAATACTTGATAGATTAAAAGAAGAGGCTGCTAGCATGGCTAAAGAAGATGCTACTGGTATGTTTGATAGCATTGCACTTTCTTTTAAGTCTTCCTTAAAAGGAGAAGGTTTCTTAAAAACACAAAATGATCAGATAGCAAGTGATACTGAAAAATACTTTAAGGAGCTTCTTGCTGCTGTTAATAATGTAAACTCAAAGCCAGCGACTGCTATAATAAGTAGAAATCAGATGGATATGCATGGTATAGATGGTAAAGTAAAAGGCCCCATTAAATAATTAATTTCTACATATTTATAATAAACTACTACAAAAATGGAAAACAATATTAGAAAAATATTTGAAAGTGGCAAACTTGCCAATGGTAAGAAAGTAGGATCTTTAAGCCCAAGTGCTTATTCTGGTCACTATCTTTATAAGAATCAACTTTCTATCCATGAAAAAGGAGATTCAGCTACTGGAAAGAATCTTAAGGCAATCACTGATGCAATTAAGGGAAGTGGTGATTTAAAAAGTATACTGCCAAAGAATATACCAGGAGTTCCAAAATTTGATGATATAAAATATTATGCTCAATATGCTCCAGTAAATCCTTTATCCGGTGGAACTTATTCTAACTTAGATCAACAAACATTAGGATTAACTTACGACAAATTCCTCAATGGTTTGCCAAGTACTAGTAAGTAATTTATAATATGGCAGGTCCTTTTAAATTTAAAACTCTTAAGAACATCTATTCTGAGAGTATATCCGGTACTAATAGTGCTTTTAATGCTAAATCTATTGATCTACAAAATCAATTAAAAAAGAATAGCGAACAAAAAAGCATTGGTGGATATACGGCTACTCTTGAAAAGAGATATAACTATATAAGAAAGAATCAAGATAATTTACTTAACTACTTTAAAAGCCCACAAGGTCTAGAGTTTATTGCAAAACAAGGGTTATTATATAAATCTGCACAATATTTAGCTCCAGTAACATCTGGACAAGCATTAGCTAGAATTATTCCTGGTATACCCGTTGTTAGTAGCGTACTTAATAGTATAACAAGTAACTATAATATTCATAGAGATTTTGTTATAACTAACATGATTGAGCAAATTGGATTGTCTAGTCTTGGGATGCAAGGTAAGCAAGCTAACTTTGCAAATAGAATATCAGATTTAAAGTTATCTAGTATAGCTTCGTTATTTGCTCCTGCAATAAACCCAAGTACACAAAACGTTTACACTGCTTATATAGATGATGTAAATGGTAAGAATACCAATTTTGTTAATAAGATAGTAAATTATTTTACAAAAAAAACTGGTTTAAGTGATGATATAAATTCCAATAAAGATAGACTAGTAAAGTTGTATAATCAACTAACATCAAGACCAGATGGAATCAGAAAATATAATCTTGATTATGACTTCAATCAATATAGTCATAATAAGTCTGAAGGATTATTTGGTGCAGGATCATTCTACAATATACGATCAGAAAGACATATAGTTTCAAAACCACCTACTTCTAATACTCAAGGAGAGTTTACTGATAATGTACAAGTTTATTGGGATAAATATGGTATAGGTCCTATTGGAGCTAATCCGATAAAAGATTATTTTCCAGTAGCTAAAACGGGAGCTTTGCTGGAAAACGTAGACGTTGTTAGTTCTAAAAAAAGAAGAAAGCCTTTTTCAATAATTGACACGTATTCAACAAAATTGGAAATTGAATCCAAAGATAAACCAATAATAGATTATTATTTTTCTGGAGTTCTTGGGGAAAAACTAAATGACTTTGCTTCGGGTGATATATTTTCTAGAAGAGTTCTTGAAGATAATAAGTCAATAGATAATAAAAAAGATTTAATAAGATTCAGTATTGAGTTTGGTTTAGAAGATAATAAAAGTAGTAGGCATATTCAATTTAGAGCATTTCTTAATGATATAACTGATAACAATTCTGCTAACTATTCATCTACAAGATATATTGGTAGGGCTGATCAAGTTCATGTTTATGAAGGATTTACAAGAACAATA